TCGCCTCGACCTCATCCATCCGGAAACGCCTTTCGCATCCTTGCCAGCGTCGCGGCATCGGGCGGCGTCATCGCGCCGTCCCGATCGCCCGCCGCCGCCCGCACCACCGCCGCAAGTTCCGCCGGCGTCGCCCGCCAGAAGGCGTCCGGGCTCCACCCCAGCATCGCCCCCGCCTGCCCCGCCAGCCGCGCGGCGCAGGCCGCGAAGCCGTCGGCATCGCCGTGCGCGCCGCTCATCGTCCCGCCAGGATCTGGCCCAGCAGCACGCGGAGCACCGGCGTCACCTTCGCCAGCCCCAGCGCGACGATCGCCTCGCCCAGCCGCTCGCGCGTCATCCCTTCGGGCAGGTCGCGCAGGCAATGCCAGAACAGCGTGACGATATCGCCGAGGCCGAGCGTGCCGCCGGCCGCGCGCTCGACCAACGCGAACAGCGGCCCCAGCTCGCCCTCCGCGGCGACCAGCGCGGCGAACGACGGGCGCAGCACCACGTCGCAGCCGTCGATGCGCAGGCTGCATTCGCCGCGCATCGGATTGGCGCCGGCGCTCACGACGCCACCACCGCACCCGAACTTTCCAGGCTCATCGTATAGGATCGCTCGCCGTTGAAATCGCCGGCATAGTCCAGCCGCGTGACCAGGAACCGGCCGGTCATGCTGTCGCCGCTCTCGAAGCTCAGCCGGTAATCGTCCAGCACGCCGGCGAGTGCGCTCGCCTTGATCCGCGCTTCCGCCGCCGATCCGGTGAAGACGCCCGCACCCGACACGCTGACGCTGCGCACGCCCGCGCCGGACAGCAGCTGCCGCCAGCCGCCCGAATCCTTGCTGGTCACCACCACCGCCTCGCCGTTGACGCTCATCTGCGTCGTGCGCAGCCCCGCGACGGTCGCGAAATTCGGCACCGCCGCACCGTCGCCGACCTTGAGCAGGAACGCACTGCCCCGTTCCACCGCCATGTCCGTCTCTCCCTTCAGTTGCTGCGGTACATCCGCACCGCGAAGATGCTGGTCGCCGTCCAGCGCCCCGTCCTGCCCACCGCGATCTGGCTCCGCGCCAGGCGCAGCGACGTCACCCGCCACCCGTCGCCCACCTGCGGCGGCAATCCGGCAAGCCCCGCCTCGACCGCGGCGAGCAACGCGCGGACCCGCACCGGCGAGACGCCGCTGTCGACGCAGGTCACCGCGATCGTACCGGTGCGCCCCGCGACGCCCGCCGCGTCGCCCGCCGCCAGCACCGGGTCCTCCACCACCACGAACGGCATCGCCGCGCGGGCGGGGGGTGCGTCGAACACGCGGCCCAGGCCGGCGAGGCCGGCGACCGCCGCCGCCTGCAACGTCGTCGCCGCGCTCACGGCCGCACCTCCGGCGACAGGCGCATGCGCCGGAACGGCCGCCACAGCGCCGCGACCGCGGCGGGCGGCATCGTATCGCCCTCGCGATGCTCGAACAGGTGCGCGGCGAGCAGCACGACGCCCTGCGTCACCGGATCGGGCAGGCCCGACCAGCTCGCCGCCAGTCCCGCGCTATAGGCCACCGTCACCCGCGTCGCCGCGCCCGGTGCCGTCACCTGCACCCAGCCGATCCCGCCGGCATCGATATCGACGGCATAGGCCGCCACCGGCAGGGCGACCGTCGCGCCGTCCGGGACATGCCCGGTCAGCCCCGCGATCGCCCGCACCGGCAGCCCGCCCAGCCGCTGCCATCCCCGGCCGACGCCGATCTCGTCCGCGCCGGCGCGCACGATCAGCCACTGCCCGCAGAACGCCTCCGCCAGCGCCAGCGCCGCCCCGGCGGCCCGCGTCAGCACCGCGTCGGGCGCCTCCGCGATCCGCAAATACGCCCCCGCCGCCGCCGCCGCTTCCGCGACGACCGCGCCGGGCATGCCCGCCCCACCCATCCGCATGTCCTTTCCGGGAATAAGAGGCGTCCCCGCCCGCCGCACGGGCGGGGACGCGATGCCGTCAGGCGGTGGCGAACTTCATCAGCTTGATCGCCTCGCTGTCGGCGACGCAGCCGCCGATCCGCTTGGTCGCATAGAAGCCGACGAACGGCTTGTTGCTGTACGGATCGCGCAGGATCGCCGTCTCCGCCCGTTCCGCGATCAGATACCCCGCGCGGAAATTGCCGAATGCGATCGCGAAGGCGTTGGCGCCGATGTCGGGCATGTCCTCCGCCTCGACGACCGGATAGCCGAGCAGGCTCGGCGGCTGACCGCCCGCCAGCCCCGGTTGCCACAAGGGCGTGCCGTCGCCGCTCTTGATCTTGCGGATGCGCGCCAGCGTACCGGCGTTCATCACGAAGCACGCGCCCTGTCGATAGGGGGCACGCAGGCTCTGCACCAGATCGATCAGCCGGTCGTCCGGGGCGGTGCCGAAGTCGCTCGCCGCCCCGCTCGGCAGATATTGCAGCGTGCCGAGCGGCCGGGCGCCGTCCTTCGCAACCGATGCGGGCTGGGCTAGGAACCCCTTCGGGCGGTTCACGCCGCTGCCGCTGACGAACGCCGCGCCCTCGGCGCGCGCGAACTCGGCGGCGATCTCGCCGGCGAGCCACGTCTCGACGTCGAACGCCGCATCGTCCAGCATCGCCTGGCTGGCGGAGGGATTGGCGTACAATTCCCCCATCGGCGGGACCAGTTCGGCGAACACCGGGCTCGCCGTCTCGGGCCGCGCCGCCGTCTCGGCCGCCCAGCCGGACAGGGTGCCGCCGGTGGTGATGAGCTTGCGATAGCCTGCCGAACCCACCTTGACGACGTTGGCGATGCCGCGGATCGGCGACGCCCCCGTCAGCACCCGGGCGATCTCGGCATCGATCTCGCGGGGCAGGGCGAAGCCGCCGGCATCCCCCGTCACCCCGGTGAACGCCTTCATCTCCAGCGTCGTGCCCTGCCGCACGAAACCGGCGAAGCCGGCGTCCGTCCGCTCCGCACGCGCGCCGTCCAGCGCCGGCCTGTCGACCACGTCCATAGTCCGTTCTCCTCGTTGAAAAATCCTGCGCCCGGCGTCAGCCGATGCGGTCGATCCGCGCCTGCGGCTGCATCGGCACCGCGACCAGGCTCACCTCGGCGAGCGCCACGCGCAGCAGCTCGCGCCGCACCCCCTGCCGCACCGCCAGCGCGCGATAGCCGATCGACAATCCGTCGAGCCGCCGGCTGCGCAGCAGCGCCGCGACCGCGGCGTCCGCCACCACGCCCTCGACGCGCAGGCCCGCCGCATCCTCGTACAGCGCGTCGATCCGGCCGACGGGCGCGCCGCGATGCTGCCACAGCAGCGGCACCGGGTCCGCGCCGACGCCGTCGAACGCGCCGCGCCGCATCACGTCGCCCGCGCGGTCGACGCGATCGAACAGCGCGGCATAGCCCGCGAACCTCATTTCAGCCACGCGCCGAAGCCCAGCTTCATCGCGATCCCGGTCAGCACCAGCGCGCCCGCCACCCGCACGCACCACGCCGCCACCGCCTTCCACACCGATCGCTTGGCATCGCGCCACGCCTCCAGCAGCGCGCGCAGCTCGGCAAGGTCGGCGCGCGCGGCCTCGTCGGCGAGGCCCAGCCGGGTCAGCGCCCGCGTCGCCGACACGTCGCCCGCCTCTTCGGCGACCGCGCGCATCGTCGTCAGGTCCGCGCCCTCGCGCGCCGCCTGCGCCATCAGTTGCGCCAGCACCTCGCCGCTCATGACGTCACCCCCAGCATCCGGCGCTTGTCCTCGGCCGACAGGAAGTCCGCCGCGCCGACGCTCGCCCACAATCGTTCGCGGTCCTCGCTCAGCGACGGCACCCGATCGAGGTCGACCGACAGCGCCGCCTCCTCGAACCAGCCGCGCAGCCCCTGCGCCAGCGTCTCCAGGATCGTCGTCGCCAGCGGCAGCACCGTCAGCCGCCACAGCGCGCGGTTCGCCTCGCGATAATTGGCGTAGGTCGCGTCGCCCGGCAGCCCCAGCAGCATCGGCGGCACCCCGAACGCCAGCGCGATCTCGCGCGCCGCCGCGGATTTGAGGCCGACGAAATCCATGTCGGCGGGCGACAGCGACAGGGCCTGCCACTTCAGCCCCCCTTCCAGCAGCATCGGCCGCCCGGCATTGCCCGCGCCGGCGAACCCCGCCTCCATTTCCGCCTTCAGCCGCTCGAACTGTTCGGGCGACAGCGCCGCGCCGTCGCCGGGGTCGTAGACCAGCGCGCCCGACGGCCGCGCCGCATTGTCGAGCAGCGCCTTGTTCCATCGCCCCGCGGCATTGTGCACCGCCACCGCGCCCGACGCCGCCCCCAGGCAACCCATGCCGTAATGGTCGTCGACCGGATTGAAGGTGCGGATATGGACGACGTCCGGCCTCGGCCCCTCCGCATCCAGCCGCGTGCGCCGCTCGCCGACGACGTAGCGATAGGCGGTCGGCCAGCCCGCCGCGTCCACCTCGACGCCGACCCGCTCGGGCCGCAGCGCATAGAGCGCGGCGATCCCGCCCGCCTCGCCGCCGTCGCGCAGCAGCTGGACATAGGCATTGCCGTGCAGCAGCATCTGCGCCGCCACCGTTTCCAGCAGCGCCTGCCCGCCCGACCGCGCGGCGACCAGCGCGTGCAGCGCCGGTGCGCTGGCGATCAGCGGCGCGGACGACACCGCCTCCGCGACCAGCTTCACCGCACGCTGCGCGATGGCGTTGCCCGCGAACGCCGCGCGCACCTGCGCGTCGTAGGACTGCGGCCATTCCCCCAGCGGCACGCCCGCACCGCCGCGCGACAACGCCGGCCGCCCGCCCTCGCGCGCGGCCTTCCATCCAAACAATCGCATGATGCTCTCCTGACAGGCCCGCCCGAGGGGCCCCTTCGCCCCGGGGCGGTTCGCTTCGGCCCGGCCGCACGCGCCGGGATCGTCGATCCGGCGGATCGCGCGGACGACGGCCGTCCCGCGGACGACGCGCCGGTCCGTTCGGACCGGTCCGGAAGTCGGGCCGTCCTACACGGTCCGCACCGTTGCCCGGCCGCGCGGGACGAGCAGCAGTTCGGTCAACGCCCAGACCAGCGCATCGGCGCGGTCGGGCGAGCGGCCCGGCCCCTGATAGCCGCCGCCCGCGACCAGCCCGCACATCTCGTCCTCCAGCGCCGCGAAGCGGCCGCAATGCCGCACCCGCCCCCGCTGATAGAGGGTGGCGACGGGTTCGGCCCGCGCCACCTTGCCGCGGCTCGCCCGTACCAGCTTCACCGGCAGGCCGACGTCCGCCGCCAGCAGCACCGACCGCACCATCGCCCCGCCCTGGTTGGCCTCCGCGACCACCCGGTCGGCGCGGTGGTGCGCCGCGCACGCCGCGACGCTCCGCGCCCACTGCTCCGGCGACGTCGCCGCCACGCTCGCATCGGCAAGGACATAGGCGATGCCGTCGCCGTC